CGGCAATCGAAACATGAGAGATGAGATTCTTTTTTCTCATAGAGTAATTCATCTAGACCCATAGGTGGACATTTGTCCACTTGATAGGTGAAATCCGGAACGCATCGAACTTGTCGCCATAACCTGCAATTTTCTTTGTAATTCTCCATTAGAATCTCTTTTTCTGCCTTAGATGCGGATTTATGCAATAAATCCTTGTCCATCTTAAGAAGAATATCCACAACACTAAGAGCATATAATTTACTATCTTGTTCTTGAAGTGCACGAACATTACCATCAAATTCAACATTTTTAAAATTTTGATTTCCTAAGAAACTAAAATCTTCAATTTTCTGTTGATATAAATGATGGAAACGCCACGAAGCGAAGTCTGAAAGACTCTTCACTGTGAGATGTGTTCCCATGTTCATCCTGATAAAATTTGCAGATTGTAGATCCCATCTAGACAACCAATTCTTTTCCATCCCTGGAAAAATTTGGAGTCCGAGACCTCCCAACCATTCGGGTATAAAGAGGGGTAGTGCAGCATTCTGCGTACTAGCATCCCAGATTTCGACAAGTTGTTTTCCAACAATTTTCTTACCGACCTTTATATATTCCTTTCGGAATTTCCTCTCCTTAGCCTCTTTTAAAAAGAGTAGAGAAGCCCTAGCAAAAAGCTCAGGTGGACAAGTTTTTTGAAGATCTCGATGTACTGAACCTAACCTATAAAAAGGTTTTCCTCTGGTTCCATCTTTCTTTTGTTGGTAGCATAGACCTAAATTGACATATTTAACTGTTTCATAAGTTACAGAGTCAACCATTCCTGAATCATCTTCCCAAAATTTGTTATCTTCAAAATAACTATACTGAGTGGAATTAATTGTTAAAAATTCCCTTGATCTAAAAGTTTTTCCTACTGAAGATTCTAACCCACCGAAGTGTGTTATAAGTCCCCAATTCTTAAACAAGATCTGTTCTTTACCTTTGAATACACAGTCATCCCCATTGATTAACAATGGTGCTGTTTCATAAGATTCAATATGACGATCAACCAACTTGTAGTTCTTACAAGCTGTAATCTCCATGGCATAACGGCACAAGGCAGCGTTAGCTAAGCAAAGAAAGGGAAAAGATATAATACTTCCCATCAGTTGTCCTTCTTTCTGAGTTCGAAAATCAGAATCCCTAATGTTGAATCCTTCACGATAAGAATCGTTCTTTGTTGGATCCATAATTAGATGTCCGGTGAGGGCTCTCTTCATAAGAACGAGAAGCCGAGGAAGTTCTTTCCTCATAATCAACAGATCCTCCTGGATAAGTTGAATACCACCTTCGATTGGACATCGAGAAATTTCTTTCTCAAGGTTTTCTGTAAGAACAATTCCAAGTTCATCTAAGAGACATTCAGATACCCAACTATGCAAGTTATCTGTGCTGGCTTTATAATCACCAGAGATGAATTCCTCATCTTCTCCAAGAGTTCCCAAGCAGGTTTTTATAATCTCCTCTGTTACTGGAGTACCTATCAGCTTGAAAACCTCCAAATCTTTCAAATTCC